CTAAAAAATTAAAGTAAATAATATATTATGTATTAAAGGAAATATAATATATTATTCATATGAATAAACAATCTGTCACGATTACAGATGAGACTATTCTATCTTATTACAGAGAGAACCCTCACGTAGATATAGTCGCAATGAATCTTATGTTAATTGATATTCTGAAAAGTCTCTCAACTAACCTATCTGCAACAGTCAACTCAACTATCAACTCAAAAATCCTATCTATTGTTTCAGACATAGACAAAAATGTGTCCTCCTTTCGGAATGATATCATTACCAACTTTAACGAAAAGATGAATCAAACCAAGAAGGAATACGTAGAGGATTTGAAGACGCAATTAACAAACAACATATTGTCAAATAATGAAAAGCTATCTTCTCTCATTGATCGTAATGCAGATAGCATGTTGGCTAGGACAACATCTTCTATAACTGCCATCATTAACGACATTGTTCCCAAGAGCCAAGACAAAAATTATGTCCAGATTGAAAATTGCATCAAGACTTTTTGCTCCTCTATTGAACAAGATACCAAAAAATTGCTTGAAACGAAGCATAAGGATGAAAATTCGTCAAAAGTTATTATAGATAACATTGAAAGCAACTTTTCTAAGATGGTTTCAAGCATCCAGACTCCAATTTTTCAATTGATTCAATCAAGCGAAGAGAGAACCATCGGAGGAATCCAAAAGGTAAAGGATGAAATGTCTCAACAGAATATTATGCAAGAAAAGTTGACTGCCGAATTGAATGATTTCTTGAATAAATACAAACACAACTCCAGTTTGAAGGGTGGGGTTTCTGAAAGTGAGCTATATTTTATGCTTCAATCTATTATGCCAAGTGATGAAATAATTAGAGTTTCATCTGAAACTGCTAGTTGTGACTTCAAGGTTAATAGAAAAAATAAGGATAAACCAACCATTTTATTTGAGAATAAAGATTACAATCGCAGTGTTTCAACTGATGAAGTAACAAAGTTTGAGAGAGATCTTAAAATTCAAAAGGCACATGGTATATTTATCTCTCAAAAAACTCCTATCACATTCAAAGATAGTTTCCAAATTGACATTGTTAACAACTTGATTCACGTTTACATACCCAACTGTCAATATGATGCAGAAAAACTAAAGACTGCAATTGATATTGTTGATAATTTATCTGCAAAGTTAAACATTATTAATAGTTCAAATGAAGTTGACGATGATCATATGTATCCAACTACTAAAAACGATATAGAGGAGCTCTCAAATGAATATCGCAATTTTGCTATCCAGAAAGTATCAATTCTAGAAATGGTAAAAGCGAATAGTAAACAGCTATTGGATAAGCTTGAGGAAATTCAATTGCCCAGGATCAAAAATATCTTGATTAAATTTGGATTGATTGATAACGAAAATCTCAAATGCCCTCATTGCAACGTTTATGAGGGCAAGAACAAGGCGAGTTTGTCTGCGCATTTGAGAAACTGTAAGGCAAACTCTTGTAAGAAGAAGGATGAAAATAGTGAATCAGATATAGAAGAACATGAGAAAATTGAAGTTGAAATTAATAATGCAGTTGTAAATAAAAAAATAAGTAAAACTAAAAAATCTAATGTTTAATATTTATTTGTAAAAATAAAAATTATATGTAATATATTTATAAATGAAATGCCAATATTATTGCGTTAATTTATTTGAAAGAGAGGATAGGTATAACAAAATGGTAAAAAACTTTAATGAAAATGGATTAGAAGTTAAATTTATTAGAAATTCAAAACATCCAAAGGGCGGAATTTATGGATGTTTTGATTCACACATTCAATGTATAAAAGATGCTTACAATAACAATTTAGATTATTGCATTGTTTTTGAGGATGATAATAACATTTATCCTAACTGCAAAGACAATATAAAAATAGCCGAAGATTTCTATAAAAATAACCCTAACACCGAATATATTGTTTTACACGATCGTTCGTTATGCCAAGTTTATGAAAAACTTACCGATAATATATATGAATGTTCATGCATGGGAACCTCTTGCATTTTTTTAACAAAACCCTTTATAAAAAAAATATTAGATTCATATGAGTATGTTATTGAACACAAAATTCATTATGATTGCTATTTATATTTATTGTGTAAAAAACAGCATGTGAATATTAAATTTATAACTCATAGTTTTAGCAGTAAAAGCGACAATGAATCTTGGATGTCTATAGACAAAAACAACAAATTTAGAGATATAATCACCAAATTCCCTTTTTTAGAAGTTATTGCAAATAAAATTGTTATATCAGAGAATAAGTTTTTGAACAAAATATATAAAGGAAATAAAACCATTATTTATAATGCTTCAAAGGGTTTAATTAGAAAAATTATTTATAATAAGGAATATCCAGATAAAATAGAAGTTATTAAATATATTGAAAGCTGTAAATAATTTTTATGTTGATAAAAACGTAAAAATTAATTGAATATTTTACACGTTTTAAACTGAGCTTTTGTCTATAACAACCTCTTTTGCAATGTTTCTTATAATTTTTTCATGTTTCTTGTTATCATCTTCTGATGTTGCTCCCCCCATAGCCTCTAACAATATATTTTGATACTCCATGTGTTTCTTGGTTTCAGTATCATCCGCGGTAGGATTTTCTTCCCTCCACTTTGGTATTTGCTTTATATTCTTGCATTCTATCTCTTTTATTGCGCGCTTGATTTTAAAGTTCTCAGAATTTTCCTTCTCCCAAGCATCCTTGTCTTTTACGTAGAGGACTTCTCTCTTCAAGTCGCTGCAATGAATTGGACGTTTGGATACGTCCAGTGCTTTTAAGTTCCTCAAGAAGATTTTACTCATCCCTTCCATATACCCCACGCGGCCTATCATATCCAAATCGCTCAATTGCAGCTTTATCTGTCCCACAAAATCATCTATATTCAATGCGTCCTTACACTTTTCATTTAAAAACAACTGCAAGTTGAAGTTATTTGTAGTATTATTATTTATCGTCTTACCTTCTTTTGCCATTTCTATTAGCTGCTGTTGGAGCTTTTGATTTTCTTTGCTTTGCTCCATTAAAATTTCTTTAAACTCTTGATTTTGCTTTACAATCTCAAGTATAATGTTATATGACATATCCATAACTTGAATGTTAAAGGGTTCATTATTTTCGGCGCTTTTTGGCGCTTTTTGGCATTTTTTGCTATGACGCCATAATCCAGTTCTTTCTTTATAAGACTGTCCACAACATTCACACGTAAATGATGCAGCGCTTTTTTCGTTGCTAAATGTTGCTTCTGTTGATTTTTTGTGTTTAGCTGTCAATAAATGCCTAACCCAATCACTTTTCTTGCAGCATGTAAGGTCGCATGATTCGCAGTAGAATTTTTCTGCGCTTTTTGGCGCTTTTTTTGTTGACATCTGTTGCTTAATTTATCAACAGAAAAAACTCCTAAATCTTTTTACCAAAAAATACTTAAAAATTGTCATAACACTTTTTTCCGACTTTTTTTTGCTTTTCTTACCTTTATGCTAACATGGGAGAAATTTTGACCCCTTTTTCATAAAACCTCGGCGCTTTTGAAAATTGGACATTTTTTTTGTCCTTTTTTGATTTTTGGAAACACTTTTGCCCCCTGATTTTCTGACATTTTCTTTAAGTCTACATTTTATATATTATATTCCTGATATTTAAAGACCCCATCTTCAGCTATGTAAAATACTAACTTAATAAATTCTAACATAATTATATATTAAACATTTTACTCGTTAATATATAAATGGGAATTGATCTATCTTGCGGGGATATTGAAGTGTCGTGCGGCTATACCACTTGGAACGAAATTCGTTTTGCAATTGCCAGCGCTTGTTTAAAATGGTTTATTGATGAAACAAAAGACGTTAACCCATCTGAGACAAAGATTGAAATGCGATATCATTATCATCTTCTTGAATTGGTAGGATCGCTTCAGAATCAGAAACCAGAGAGTATTGTTGATTACTTGTCAGCCATTGAAAATCCTGAAACTATTGATGTTCTTATATTCTTTGGCGCTATAGGACTTTATAAGCTAATATGCAAATCAGATTGCGAGGGTTTTTACAGTCCAGGTGACTCGCTGGATATATCCAATATGTTAGACAACATTGAATGGTATATGACAGATGAATTCAACATGGAAAATATTAAAACCCTTTTCAAAGAAAGCGCCAAGTTGAATCAAAACGTCGTTATCTCTTAGTGCTCTTTTTTTAGTTCCTTTTTTTAAGTTTCCAAAGACAATATAAAATAATCGTTTTATATTATATAGTCTAACATGAAGATAGCAATTATTCTTTTTAATTTTCTTGCATGTTTTGCGGAGAAAAATAGATTTTCTAGACTTGTTGGAAGTGTTTACGGTGGCACCAAAAATGTAGGGTCTAAAATTATACACGCCATTAAAAACTACGCTGATAATAGTAGAACTCTAGTTACAAGTTCATTGCACGCTGCAACGGACCCAAATTATCGCAAACAGTTTGCAAGATCAAAACTGGCAAGGGGGTCGGCTGTCTCTAAGAAATGCAATTCAAGATGTTCTGCAAAAATAGAATGCAATAAGAGATGCCAGCTTGCGAGAGACCGATATCAGTTGGCTTTGGCTAAGGCAAAATATAAGAAAGATAATGTGAAAAAATACACGTCAACTCAATTGAATCAACGATATTATAGTAGTCAAACTGCTAAAGGTGGATGCAACTCTAGATGCCAAGCAGCTAAAACTAATTATCAAAAACACCGAACTCAGTATATGAAGACGTTTCATGAACCGTGTCAGAATGGTCATATTAAAAATACAGGAACTCTTAATGGAAAACCGTTGAGCGATCAAGGCAATCCTAGTGGGGACACCCCTGGTGATAAAACAACGATAGGTGGATATGGAGGTGTGTCAAAAGGTCGTCCATTGGGCGCGCCTGGAGCGGCTCAAATTAACTGGCCCAATTCGGCAAAATATAATTGGCGAACTGATTGTAAAAGCTATTCAAAAATGATTGGTTCAACGAAATCTCCTAGTGCTTCTTTAAGTTCAAAATTATATGTTATTTGATGGCACGGTTTTTCTCCCATATTTTTTTAACAGGTTTTATTATGTCTTTTGTTTATCTTCTTGAATCGTCAGATAAAGCCACTTATGTAGGCGCAACGATTGACGTTGATCGCCGTCTTAGGCAACATAATAAGGAAATTAAAGGTGGTGCACACGCAACTGGGGCCAAAGTCGCCAAGGGCGAGATATGGCACAGAGTATGCTACGTGAAAGGATTTCCCGATTGGACTGCAGCTTTGCAGTTTGAGTGGCGGTGGAAACATTTGAGTCGCCGGCTTCCTATGAGTATGGAACCTGTTGAACGCCGCAAAAAGGCATTGGAACAATTGCTGTCGTTGGATAGACCAACAAGTAAAGCAATTGCGTATTCCGAATGGCCTTCCCCACCGGAAATTGTCTGGGAAACTATAGTTTAATTGCAAAAACATAAAAATTTCCTTCTGAATAAAAAGTATTAAAATGCGGTAAACAATATAAAATAATCTGTTGTTTTATTTTATATGAAATTCATTTTGTTTTTCTTGTTGTTTGTAAATATTGCAAACGGATTCAGCAATTTTGCAAACCTAAACAGTTCGCCCAGAAAATACCCTCTCGTTAAACCTAGACCTAGTCAGGAAGAGAATAAAGTGCCAAATCCTGATTATATTCCTGAACAAAATGAGACAATTTTGAATAATAAACAACACGTTCGCAAATATACGGGATATAAACCTAAAACTTTTTACGAAGAACAATTGCGAAAGTTGAACTCAAAGAATCAAACAGAACGTGATTATCAAATATTGGGAGAACAGTATTCAAAAGATTATGAAGACAATCTAGACTTCTTGGAACAGTTAATTAATGGCGGAATAAATGCTTCAGATGCAAAAATTCCAGGAGAACCGCATAGCCGAAGGGGAGGTTTGCGCATTGTTATTAATAAAGGACTATTTAACCCATTCCAAAATAATGATGATGGCGATGATGACGACATTTTTGGTCGTGGAAGAAATCGCGATAGAAAATCGGACAATTTTGAGGTTTTTACAAAGCACCCAATAAAATTCTCGGACGTCGGTGGTTTTGATAAAATAAAGCTAGAGCTTTCACAATGCGTGGAGTTTTTATCAAATCATACCAAATATGCGAAATATAATGTGAGAGTTCCGAAAGGCCTCATCTTGGAAGGTCCTCCAGGAAACGGTAAAACTCTAATTGCAAAGGCTCTTGCGGGAGAAGCAAGAACGGGATTTATTGCTGTTTCTGGGTCAGAATTTCAAGATAAATATGTCGGTGTTGGTTCATCTAGAGTTAGAGAACTTTTTTCTCTCGCAAAGAAGAATATTCCTTGTGTAATATTTATAGACGAGATTGATGCCATTGGTAGGAAACGTTCTGGTGATGGCGAATCGTCGTCCAATGAACGGGACAGTACTCTCAACGAGCTATTAGTTCAGTTAGATGGGTTCAAAAATAATACAGGAATCTTTCTAATAGGCGCAACAAATCGCGCAGACCTATTAGATCCCGCTCTTATAAGACCTGGGCGAGTTGATAAGCGCGTTTATATTGGTCTTCCAGACGCTGCAACGAGAGAAGCTATTATTAATATTCACACCAAAGGAAAGCCATACGATGAATCTATTGTTATTAAAGACATGGTTGATTTAACGCTTGGTCTCTCTGCAGCACAAATTGAGAATTTGTTTAATGAGGCGATGTTAAATGCGCTTAGATATGATAATGACAAAATGACGTCACAAGATATTGATATCATTATGAATAAAATGATGGCAGGCTGGCAGCCAACAGACCACCAATTTACATCTGATATTATTGACCACATTGCTCTTCACGAGATGGGTCACGCTGTAATGGGGCTTGTTGCGAAACATCACGCAAAGATGACTAAGGTTATTATCAACTTGTCGTCGCCAAATAGCCCTGCTTACACTGTTTTTGAAGGATCTACTTCTAGTATTTATACAAGAGAAGGACTTTTTGAACATTTGGCGATCTTATTGGCTGGTAGAATCGCGGAAGAAATCTTTTTTGACGTTAGTATTACAACGGGGGCTATCAACGACTTTGAAGAAGCGTTTAAGTTGGCCGAGAAGATGATTGTTTACTATGGCATGGGAAAGCATAAGATTATTTATCCCAGTTTAAGCGACAAGTATAAGGAAATGATTGACAATGAAGTGGCCGACCTAATAGATGATGCAAACAATTATGCTACATTTATTCTCAAGAACTGCAAGGAACTTATGCAAGAAGGTGCAGAGATGTTGAAGAGAGATAAACTTCTAAAGGCCGAACAGCTTATTAATTTGATTGAGACAAAATACAGCGATCTGTTTGATCTGAAATACTGCCGAGAAGATGAATAATATTTTCTTATTATATATGGATCTTTTACCTCCATCGTTTTATGCGCGCATTATTAACGGGTTTCTTTTATTTATTGCGTTAATCTTCATAGTTACAAATTATTCAAAATTATCAAAATATGAAGGATATCCTGGAAAAACATTATATTTAATTTTGTTATTGTCTATTGCAGTTGGAATCCATGGAATATCTCATTTAGGACTTAAAAGCGCGTATGGATATAATCCGTTAAAACTGTATTTTCAATAATATAAAATGTAAAATAAAAATTGATTATAGTTTTATAGATTAATGGTAATGCAACTTCTATATATCATGACTCTTAGTTTTACATCTGAACAAAAAGATAAATTTTCCAATTACTTTTCAAAATGCGTCAGAGGGTATCATTTATTAAATTCTGAACCAATTAAGGAAAGTGTTTGGGAATCTATTAATACGCAAGTTTTGACTCACGCCGGATGCAGCGTTTATTCGCAAGCAAACGGGTCTCATTCATCTGGAAGCGACATTTCCTGCGGCGTCGGGAACTTATCAAATAAATCTGTGAAATATGATTCAATCGCGAACAATCACTTTAATATTAGTTCATATCGTTTAACAAGTGTTTGTTCTGCCTCTAATCCTGGAAATATTGATGAAATTATTGCGGAGATTAATAAAAGAAAGAATTTTGAGTATTATTCTATTATTGCCAGAGATGAATTTAAGGAACAAATTAGGTATGATTGGTTTATTCTTCCTGTTGATTATTCTGCTATAAATCCATCATCTTATAACTGGATACCAATGTTAGGAAAACGCGGAAAACATAAGGATGTACAAATTGGTTGGAAAACCGACGTTATTGACGGATCAAGTATGAGTATTACTTTTAGCATGTCTTCTCAGTTGTGGATTTCTCTATTTATTACAGATGCTATGAAGCAAGATTTTATTGTGGCAAACAATGAAGTTAAGAATAAATGTATAATGGATTATGTTCAACTATCCGATAGTTATCCTGAGGATTTGTAATAAGTTTAGAATAAGAATTATTTGACAATTTTATTATTTTAATCAAATAGTTTATAAATTTTAATGCACCGCGTTATAAAGTATTATGTTTAGTACTATTTATAAAATGCATTTTTTCTCCTTTAATGTCCTAAAAAATGCGTTTGAAATGAAACTTCAAGCACGTTTATTGTTAATGTGTGAAAATGTTGCCTTTTTATAATTATTTAGGAATTTTATTATTTTTGAAAAAAATTTTATATCAGCATTAATTATAACAATGGCGACGTTTAATTGTATGCAAAAAAGGCCTGCGGACGACGAAGGTCTTCACATTGACGTTAAATTTACAGGTCTTGCCGGTTCTGACACAGAAACGACTGGTGGCGTATTTGAGTATCAATCAGTTTTTAGTGCTGTTGCCAACTTCACAGAATGCAATGAATTAGGTGAACCAATTGGGGAGGTTTTGATGGAAACTATTTATTTTTCCGATGAAACAAACTTTATTGGTAAAACTGTTACAGCACCAAGTGGTGGCCTTCTTCTTCCTGCGAGCCCTGTAACGCGCGCAGGACACGAAGATGTTGTTTTAAAACACTCAGTATTGGCGGCAAATCCCAATAAATTGTACACGTGTTGGTTAGATTTTTATATTGATGGCGGCTCTA